GTCAAGCTGAAGTAGACCCTGAGCATCCATATCGTTATGAAGGCGATGGGCGTTTTGTTAACGTATTAACTGGCGAAATTATTAATCGTGACGTACCCGATACGTTTGTTGTTGGAGACTTTTACGGTTTACCAGAAAACGTAGAAGAGTTTGATCCAGAGCAACAAGAACAGTTTATTATTGAGTATCAAGCAGAGCAAGAGCGCTTGCGAAAAGAGCGAGCAGAAGCAAGAGCGGCTCGTGAAAAACAAGGCGCAGAAGATTTAGTTGTTATTGGGCCAAGCCCTACAGCTCAACGTGATGCTGTTCTTGCAGAGGTTGCTAGGCAACAAGAACAACAACAGCAAGAAGAAGAAGTTGTTGATGTGTTTGGTCCTTCCGATTTAGAAACGGATACGACTGCCGCAGAGCTACCTACGGATGAAGTTGTAATTGAACAACCTGTTGAACAAACGCCTACCACTACGCCTACCACTACGCCTACCACTACGCCTACCACTACGCCTACCACTACGCCTACCACTACGCCTACCACAGGCACTACTGGCACTACGGGCACTACGGGCACTACGGGCACTACGGGCACTACGGGCACTACGGGCACTACGGGCACTACGGGCACTATGGGCACTACGGACGGAGCTGCTGAAACCGGGCAAGATGAAAGCGTTGACGTAGGCGGTGAAGGCACCGGAACAGGTACCGGCACGGGTGCAGGTCAAGGGCCTGGAGAAGGAACCGGAACCGGAGGCGGAACAGGCGCTGGCGAAGGTACGGGAGAAGGTGACGGTAGTGGCGACGGTATTGGAATTGGTGTTGGTGGAATGATGGCCGCTGCAGCAGGCGCTTCGTTTGAGCCTAAGTGGACAGAACTGTTTAAGTATACAACCCTTACGCCTTATCAAAAGAAAACATTAGCGCCATACGTTGACTATATTGCACAAGCACGTGGTATGGCTGGACGAGGAATGTTATCATGACGTATTTGGAAGCAGTGAATCAAGTGCTGCTGCGCCTCCGTGAAGATACCGTAACGGACGTAACGGGTCTTGATGATCCAGTAGCAGAGATGGTTGTATCGCTTGTTAACGATGCCAAGCAGATTGTTGAGGATGCACACACATGGAATGCGCTGCGCTCTGACTGGGCCATTACCACTGCCGCTGGTGACAATCTATACAGCTTGACAAATGCCGGAAATTATGGTAAAATAGAGTATATCGTTAAGGATGACGGAACGGAGCTTACGGAAGAAACGCTTTACAGCTTGCGCAAACGACAAGCCGCTTCGCCCGCCGATAACAAACCAAAGTATTATGCTGTTAACGGTACTGACGCTAGCGGCGACATTCAGCTACAACTATTTCCGCAACCTGACGCAGCATACAACTACACCGTATATGGTTTTAAGCGTCAAGCTGAGCTTAGCGCAGCCGCTGATGTTCTTCTTGTGCCCTCTAAGCCTGTTGTGTATATGGCGCTAGCTATGGCGGCACGCGAGCGTGGCGAAGTAGGCGGTCAAACGGCAGCAGAATTGTTTGCTTTAGCTAATGCGTATTTGTCAAACGCTATTGCGTGGGATGCTTCGCTTAACGATCTTGACAACATTTGGGCTACTGTGTAATGGCACAGCAACAACAGAATATTACAATCTCAGCACCGGGGTTTCAAGGGCTGAATACGGAAGACTCTCCGCTTCAGCAAGACCCCGGCTTTTGTGTGGTTGCAGATAATGCTGTTGTGGATAAGTTTGGTCGTATTGGTTCGCGTAAGCCTTGGACGGAGTTTACCACTGCGGTTAACGTAACGTATAGCGCAGCGGTTGGTGTAGTGGACACACAGATTAAAACGCACCGTATTGGTAATGGCGATATTAATGGCACAAACTACGTTCTTGCTACTGTTGGTGTGTATCAATACGACGCTTCTAACGTACTGTTACAAGAAGATTACTTTATCTGCAAGCTTACCACGGCTGTAGGCCCTGTATACGAGCTAGACGAAATTAGCTACCCAGCTTTAGGTACCGCAAGCGCGCTGGCTGATGCTAAGATTGTTAATTTTAACGACAAGCTTTACATCTTCAGCGCTACTAATGAGTGCCTTGTATACGACGGCAGTACCATCACTAAGCTTTTTACCGGTACCAATGACGTAGACTACATTAAGCCTCAAGACGATACTGGCGTGCTTGCTGCTGCTATTGATGGCGATGTTGCTGCCGCTGCGTTTGGACGTTTGTGGGTTAGCGGCGTTAATGGTGATTATCAAAGCGTTTATTATAGCGACTTGCTTATTGCTACGCAGTGGTACGACGGGCGCGCTGTGCCCGCTGATGCGCAAAACACTGGCGGTATTATTGATGTTAATGAGTATTGGCCTAAAGGTACAGACCGTATTGTAGGCATTGTAGCACACAATAACGCGTTGTTTATTATGGGCCGTGAGTCTATTTTGGTGTACAACAACGCTGCTACGGGCGATCCTGCAGCCGCTGACGGAATTGCGCTGGCTGATACCATTACGGGTATAGGATGCGTGAACCGTGACGCTATTGCTAACATTGGTTCTGACGTTCTATTTGTTGACGACTCCGGTGTGCGCTCTTTAGGCCGTACAATCCAAGAGAAGTCTGCACCGCTAGGCGACTTGACGGCTAATGTGCGTCGAGACATTACTGACATTATTGCTCTTACGGCAGACAAGTCTACCATTTCACTGTCCTACTGGCCCGATGAAAACTTAACCGTTGTTAATTTTAGCAACGATCAGCAGGCATTTGCTATTGAGATGCGAGCGCCTAGCGTTACGGGAGGCAATAAGGTAACGCGCTGGACCGACACGGTTTGGGAGCGCGCTATGTATTATGAAATAGACGGCGAAGCGCGTGTGTTGCTTGCAAGCTCTGCTAGCGACTACGGTTTGTTTCTTTATGAGAGCGGCGTAAGTTACAATAACGAGCCGTTTGAGTTTAAGTACGAGTCTAATTCGTTTACGTTTGGTCAGCCCGCTAACTTTAAGTTTGTAAAGCAGATTGACTTTACCGTCGTGTCCACGCTAACGGATGCGCAAGCGTATGCGGGCTGGGGCTACAGCGGGCGTCTTGACTACACTAAAGCACTAACTATTACGGCACAGGCGCCAGCATTTTATAACGTAGCATATTACAACCAAGACGACGAATATGGCCCTGGTCTTACGACCTTTAAGCGCTATCGCGTCAACGCTAAAGGGAGCGGCGAGTCTGTGCTTATTGGCTTTCGTACAGAAATTAACGGTAATACTTTAAGTCTTCAAGAGATTAACGTACAAACCCTTATTGGGAGGATTATTTAATGAGCCTTTGGAACTTGTTAGGCGCGGGCGGAGCGCTTGCTGCGGGCCTAGATATTTCAGAAGAGATGCGAAAAACAGGCAGCCAAGGCGCCGCCGATATGATGGCGCTTGGCGAGCGAATGGCTGGCGAAACCGCATTCCGGGGCTATGGTGTACAAACGGGGCTAGGACGTTCTCAAGTGTCGCCTGACGGCGGCATGACGCTAGGCGTAGGTCCACAAGCGGGTTTGATGCAAGGCGGTCAGCAGCTCTACGGGGGCGCTCAGGCAGCAATGCAAAGCGCCCTTGGTGATACTGCAGCACGCGAGCAAGAAATCTTTAATCGCGCTATGGCTATGCAAGAGCCGGGACTGCAGCGTGCACAGGCCGCACAGCAAGCCCGTGAGTTTGCTATGGGACGTGGCGGTGTACGTGGGTCACAGTTTGGTGGCACCGCTGAGGATGCCGCTATGGCCCGTGCACGCGCTGAGGCAATGAACCAAGCGTCTTTTCAGGCAATGGGGCAAGCGCAGCAAGAAGCAATGAATCAAGCTCAGATGGGCAATCTTGCAGGACAGCTTGGGCTTCAGGGTTACTCTGCAGCTTTCACGCCTATGCAGCAGCAGCTTAATGCTATGCAAGTTGCACAGCAAGGCGCTAACATGGCGCAGACTGGTCAGCTCACTGGTGCAGGCTATCTTGCACAGCTTGGCCTTGGCGGACTGCAGTCGCAGATTAATGCAGACTTGGCTGCTGGGCAGCTATACGGCAACCT